AGCAATTCGCCATCGACAAATTTTCTAATTCGGGCAGTCGTATTATCACCATCAACTGATGTAATAATATAATTTAAACGGGTAGTCATTTCCGTCGATTGTTTGCTTATTTTCTTGAGCGACTCTATTTCTTTATCAATATTATAGATATCCTTACGAGTCAAGAATTTGAACGTAATATTTGTCTTTGAATTTGGAAGTTGGAATGAAAAATTATTTTCTCCTTTAGGATATAATGAAAGGTCTAGGTCTTTATTTTTTAAAATAGATAAATCTATCTCCACTTGATTTTCTTTACCACACCGCCCACAAGTAACTACGGCGTCATATGTGGTGCCGTAAGCTAATTGTCTTAACGCAAAGATTGCTGCATCAAAATCAGTCATCAACAAATCATCAATTTTAATTGTCTTATCGACAATAACTGATTCTAATAATTTATCAAGTAAAGTGCCATTTTTAATCAACGTCTGATTGGTCAATAAATTTTCTTCACGGGCAGTCAAATTTTTCATCTCAAGTGTTCCGACGGAAAGGGGGTTGGATGTATCGTATAGAAGTCCTTGTGATGGCAGTGATATGGTTTCTGTTGGGTATTTTGGCGTCGAATCGGTCTTGGGTTGCTGTTGCATTCCAGCAGATGGGCGAGTGATTGGTATAATATCAGACATAATTTATTGTAATCTTGTTAATGTTTCTGAATATACATATACTGAAATTTAAAAATTTATTAATTATATTTGATGTTTAGAGTTTTTTGCTAATAGTTATATAATGAAAGGTTACAGGTAAAATACATTATTATGGGAAGAGATAAGAAATATTTAACAAAAGAAGATAAATATCAGGCGGAATTAAAGTGGAAACGAGAATGGTATGCTCGAAACAAATCGATATTAAAAGAAAAACGAATGAAGAAATATTATGGCAATAAAATTAACAGTTGACGAATTTATTATTAAATCAAAAATCATTCATAGCGAAAGATTTGATTATTCCGAATTAAAATTCAAAAACAAAAATCAAACTAAGATGTAATATCTGCGGAAATATATTTTATCAAAATCCATCAAATCATCTAAGGGGAAGTGGATGTAAAACATGTGCGAATATAAAACTAAGAGCTGACCGAATTAAACCAGTCGAAACATTTATATCTGAAATAAGTTCTATTTATGGTGATTTATACGAATATAAAAAATTAAAATATATTGATACAAATACTCCAGTCACAATAACATGTAAATTACATGGAGATTTCTCAACTATTCCAGATAATTTATTACATTCCCACGGATGTCCGGTGTGTGGTAGATTAAAATCAGATATAAATAGACGATTAACGGTTGACAAATTTTTGTTGAGGGCTAATAATATGCATGGGAATAACTATGATTATTCATATATGAAATACGAGACAACCGAAATTAAAATTAAAATTAAATGTAACACATGTAATAGAATTTTCAACCAAAGACCAATAAACCATATGCGTGGAGATGGGTGTCCATATTGCTCCTATAACATATCAATCCCCGAAATAGAATTTTTAAATTATTGTAATATACCAAATAATAAGGAGCATCGACAAAAGTATATTAAACCATATAAACCAGATGGTTATGACTCATCTACAAACACTATTTGCGAATTTCTTGGTGATTATTGGCATGGAAATCCGGATAAATTTAAATCAACGTATTTCAACCAACGATGTAAGAAAACTGCGGGAGAATTATATATCGAAACTATAAATAAATTCGATGCCTTAAAATCCCTTGGTTACAATATAAAATATATATGGGAAAGCGACTGGAAAAAATTCAAATGTGGAAATGATAAGTTTCCAAATATTATATTATATTAATGCATTTTCAATTGCTGGACTGTTTTTTGCAATTGAGGTATTTGAGAAGTTTGCATCTGCCGTTCATCTTTTTTAGTAAAATCCAATTTCTTTTTAGCAGTATCCAATTCCATCTGTTTTTGTTTAAGCTGGTCTTGTTTTTGTTTTTTTTGAATTCTATCAAGTTTCATTTTATCGGCAGTAGACATTGCCCCGACTAGTTGGTTGTTGGGGTCTGTTATTTGAGCATTGTCGGCTTGGCCACCATTTAATGAAGATGGAGGATTATCTAACACACTAAATTCTTTAATTGATAATGCCTCGTTTACCATCTCTCGAACAATGTGCTTAACCAAAATTCTTAATTGTGTCTCATTCATATCATATAAATATAATATTAATGATGTATTATGCATTTTATAAAAATAAATCGAAATAGTTAGAGTATTTTGGCTAGAGTCATATATTTATATAGTGAAAGGTTACAATAAAATAAAGTATTATGGGAAGAAAAAAAGCATATAAAACCGAAGAAGAACGAAGAAATGCCGAACTAAAATGGAAGCGAGAATGGTATCATAGAAATGCCGAAAAAACAAATAAATTAAAGATGGAAAAGTATTATGCCAAGAAAAACTCCAGAAGAACTTAAATTTGATTTTATTAAAAAAGCTGGAAATATACATAGAGATAAATATGGATATTCTAATATTATATATTCAAATAACAAAACGAAAGTAGAGATATATTGTAATATCTGTAAAAAATCGTTCTGGCAAACTCCAAACGACCATATTTCGGGATGTGGCTGTAAAGTATGCGGATATGTAACAGCCAAACGAAAAATATCATCTAATAATTCAAAATTTATATCTAAAGCCGAAAAAATCCATGGCGATAGATATGGATATGGACTGGTAGAATATACCCAGAATGATGTCAAAGTAAAAATTATATGTAATAGTTGTGGAAAAGTATTCGAACAGACTCCACATTCACATCTCCGTGGTTGTGGATGTCTTGATTGCTCCGGTATTAAAAAGTCGTCCACCGAGGCATTCTGCATTAAGGCAAATATAGTTCATAACAATATGTTTAAATATGATTTAGTCGACTATGTTAATTGCGATGTAAAGGTAAAAATCATATGTGATAAAAAGCATATATTTTTACAATCCCCATACAATCATTTACTGGGTCAGGCGTGTCCATACTGTGACGGAAAATACAAAACTACCGAGCAATATATAGAAGAAGTTAATAAAATACATGATAATATATATGATTATTCTCTGTTGATATATTCTGGTTCATCTGAAAAAATTACAGTGAAATGCAAAAAATGTAATAATTTATTTTTTCCATCTGCTGGAAATCATCGGCGAGGAACTGGATGTCCTAAATGTTTTGATATTATATCAAAAGATGAACTCGAATTCTTGCGGCATTTTAATATTCCAGATACGAGGAATAATAGACAAAAATACATTAAACCATTTAAAGTGGATGGTTACGACGATAAAACCAACACAATATATGAGTTTCTTGGAGATTATTGGCACGGCAACCCTTCTAAATATAATTCAAAATATATCAACCAAAGATGTAAGAAAACTGCGAATGAGTTATACAATTCTACGTTTGTGCGGCTAAATAAACTAAAGGGTATGGGATATAATCTAAAATATATATGGGAACATGACTGGAAAAATTTCCAATTGGGGGTTGATAAAGAGCCTAGAATTATTACTATTTAATCCTGACCAGACGATGAATCGTCGTCGATATCATTATGTGGTTTATCAGCACCAGATAAGTGCTTTCCCCACTGTTCATCGTCAGCAGCGTGAGTTATAAATTGATTATCGGTATTAATATCAGATACCTCTTCTCCTTTGATTTTTTCAATGGGTGCCATCTCTTCTTTTGCGGCGTTTAAATTAGTATTAGCAAATACGAACAATTCATCCGCCTCTTCTGATAGAGTTCCAAGAAAGCAAAATATAGGCTTGCCAGATTTTAAATTTGTTTTTATAGTTCTCAATGCTGAAATTGAAACTTTAACTTTATTACCCGCTAAATTTGCACCAATGCGATGTAGCACCCGTTCTATATCTCCCTCCGAAGGGAACATTTTAATGGGAATTGACCGAGTCTGTCCATCAGGAGTTAATAATACGATACCTTGTAATTTTTCTTTTTTCTTAGGAGTTTCTGGTTCGGACGGTTCATCTTCAATTTCGGGAGGAGTGGTTTCAATATCAACAGACTCTCCACTACCAGTTTGAGGTGCTCCAATAGTATTACTATCTTCCTCGTCTATTTCATTCTTGTGTAATTTAGACTCTTCTCTCTCAGAATCCCAATCATAATCGGGGTCATTTCGTTTACTTAATTTCCCTCTGCGGGTGCTACCAGAACCTTTACAACTAGAACATTTTAATCCATCAGCCATTCCTTCTCCACTACCATTACAAGTCGGGCAAATATCATTTCCACCCTCGTCTTCGGTTGTTTCTTCTTCAACATTGTCGGCATGGATATCGCCAGATTTAAATCTCTTTGCTAGAGCTTTCTTCTTAGGTGTGCAAGTTGACTTTGACATTGGGGTGCAATCTCCTTTATGTGCCGGATTAACTGCTTTCTGTATCCATTTATCTTTTCCTTCACTAGTTAGTCCTGCTTCCTCTAAACATTTTTTACATTGGTTAGCACCAAGAATTAACTCGGTTCCACATTTGCATTTTTTTGCCTTTTTGCCTTCGGTTAATTGTGACAATACTTCTTTGGCACACACACGGATAAGGGACTCTAAAAGTTGTTGTTTTATTTTCATAGGTTTTGTATTTAAATTTTCAAACTGTGGTTCTACTGGGTCTGCCCCATTAACTTCGTAACTTCCAATCGCTTGGTCGTCTTCGTATGGGTCACGGAATTTCTTATATCCTTCAATTGGTTGAACAATATAAAAATGATATCCCCCATGTGCAATATCTTCGGCTAATCTATCAATATCAGTCTCATCTTCTAATTCCTTCACGTCAGTTCCTGTGCCATTCACATAATATGTTATTTCTGCGCCGGAATGCTGGCATTCAACTGCTATCCAATCGAAACTATGTCCGGTATTATTATCAAATGAGAAGAATATACTCGTTCCTTCTTTCAATGTATGAATTAGCCTTGCTATAGAATTAGCATCTTGAGACAAAGGAATAAATGTAGAGTCACTCATAAATCGTTAAATATAAATATAAACGACATATGATAAACACAAATAAAAAAGCACCAAATTAATGGTGCTTTATATGTTATCATATTTTATTATTTAATGGGAATTTTTTTAATTTCTTCCTTTTTTGGAGTCGGAATTATTTTTGTCAATGTAACTTCAAGAATTCCGTTGTTAAATTTGGCATCAATAGTGTCTTTATTATAGTTTTCTCCGATTGAAAAACTTCGGCTAAAAGAAGATTTTTTTAATTCTTTGTGAATATACCGAGAACCAGTGGAATTATCCGTTTTTTCTTGTTTTTCTCCCCGAATACTCAAAACACCATCTTTAATCTCGACGGAAACTTGATCCTTATTTAAACCCGGAATTTCCGCCTCAATCACAGTTGTAGTTTCAGTGTCTTTAATATCAACTTTGGGATAGGTATTTTTTCCATAAAAATCAATGCCAAAATCATTAAACAAATCCGGAAATCCAGAATTGAAAAGTTCATCAAACATATGACTGAATGGAGTTAGAAATTCATCACGATTGGAAAAAAGTGATGGATTGTTGTTGTAACGTGTTAATTTATTTGCAGTATTCATAATAATATTTTTTATCTATTAGTTTATTTTGTTTATGCCATCCTACACAAGTAGCAATGACAATAATACATATATCACAAACTGAAAATATAGTCAAGAAAAATTATTAAATTTTTTAACTTTTATTCCATTCAAATTTCATATTTCCACAATCCCAAATCCTATCATACCCGTTTAATTGCATATTTTCCCATTCAGTTAATGAGGGGTCAAATATAGGAAGTTTTTTGGGTAATTGGTCTTTTCTGAAATTAAATCGATGCCAGCGTCTATCCTCACCAACTTTAAAATACCAATAGTTTGGGACGGAATTATGGATAAATGTAAATCCTATTTTCTCATATAAGTTACCAATACTCCAACGTCTGTCGGCATATGTGATGATTTTTGTTGGGTTATAATTAGTTATAAAATATGATAATAATTTTCCAGATATTCCGACCACTCTTTTAGATGTTGAAAATCTTAATAATTCATATTCTCCAACCCCACTTGTTTTTTTACCCATTGCCACTCGTCTATTTCCAAACGTCATTGCGGCAACTAGTTCATTATTATAAAATGCTCCAATCTTAATAGAAGAAGGACTATTTCCCTGTATATGAGTAGTGTCTAATAATTCTTTACAATCATCTATAACTTTAATTTCACATTTTCGAGCATATATACTTTTCTCACTGGTATTTTCTGATAAAATATGTTTCAACTTATTCTTAACTATTTCTTTCTTATATCTCCACTCATCTTCAAATATATGAATAAGACGTATCCCTTTCTGGGTGCATAATTCTAATTTATTTAAATGATATTTTCGGTCTTTCCCACCCTTATGTTCACTGTGCCAAAATAAACCATTATATTCAATAGCAATATTTTTTGATGGAATATAAATATCAAGTTCAAGTCCTCCAATTATACTCCGACTATTCTCTATAACTTTATCGTCTCCTACTAGTGATTTAACATAGTCACTAATATCTCGTTCATCCAAACTAAATCCGGCAATAAAAGGATTACAAATTAAACATCTCGGAAAATGACCACCATCAATATGGTCTAGAAATTCTATATTACATTTTTTACATTTAAATTTGTATTTATTATCTCGGTATGTATTAATATATTCATCTAAAGTAAATAACGGCGTTATATCATTTCCACATTTTTCATTTAATCTGTTTATAATGGATGAATAAATAGTTTTCCTAAATGTCTTTAGCATTTTAGCCTTCAATTCTACTCCATTAACCGGTATTTTAGCTCCATATTTTATCATATTTCTTTCATATATTTTATCCATAGTTTCTTTATGCTGGAAGACATTATCAACCCCATAATGTTTATTAAAAGTAGATTTTATTAGTTCTCGTATCTCGGATGATTGTGAAGGATTCTCTGCGCCATATCGTTCCAAATTGGTTAATTTAATTTTTTCCTTGATAATGGGAGATTGGAAAGTCCATTCAACTCCATAAGTTTTTAAATTCATACTTTTTATTCTGTTTTTTATAATTTCTGATTTTGATGGATTGTCGACTCCATATCTTTCCAAGCACGTTACTCGTGCTTTGTCCGGATTAACATAAGTTGCCGCTCCATATCTCTCCAATTTTGTTGCTTTAATCTTTTCAATCCTATTTGGTATTTTAGAAACATATATACCCGAACATTTTCCTGAACAACATTTTTGTTCTCTATATTTTAATGCCTCAAACTCTTTTCCACAGACAACACAATCAATTTTCTCGTAATAATCATAATGCTTTCTGGCATTTGTCTCTCTGAGAGTTACACTTCTAATACTAGCACTTGATTGATTGGCACATTTAGCCGAACAATATTCTCTATATCCATTGTCAATATCCATGAATTTAGTAATCGAACTACATTCTTTACACCTACCTACTATTCTATCGGAATTTAGCCATCGATATACCTTTTCTGAGAAACGACCATCCTCATAAAATTTATTAATCACATCATATGTTTCTTTATGACGTGCTCTTAATATTTGAGGATAAGAACTTTTTGAGTTCTTTATGATTTCGATTACTTGTTCTTTATTTAACATAATTTCAGTTTTAAATTTAAAGTCCCACAATCCCATACATTCGTAGGTAATAATTTTGGCATATCTTCCGATATAAGTTCATAATTGGGAGGGATATAACATTTATTATATATTCGTCTATTTAATATTAAAGTATTATTTAATGATACATAATACTCATTATAATTAATTGGAAGTTTACCACGTAACCACTCAGATGTCAATAATTTAAATTCTGGACTATTCCACTCATCTTCAAATATATGAATAAGTTTAATTCCTCGCTTTTCACACGCCTTTGTTTTATTTAGATGATATGTCTTGCTCTTTCTTTTATTTGAATGCCAATATAACCCATTACATTCAATCGCAATATTTAAGGCGTGAATATAGATGTCGAGTTCTTTATACGGTATGATATTTATTATATTTCGTTTTATTTGGCTACTATCTAATTTGAGAGTTGACATTACAAATTCATAGACAGATTGCTCAAATTTTGAAGTTGGATTACAAATCCTACATGTAGGAATAGTTCCCCACTGTAAATGATGGGTGAATTGAGAATTGCATTTATTACATCTAAATTTTAGAGTTTCATCTTTAATATTAGTAAATGAATCAACATTAAACATCGGAGTTAATTTTCCATCGAACCGGTCTCCGGACATACAATCGTCGATAAATGCCTTTCGTTTTCCTATATTTAAATTTTTTAATATAACATCTTTATCAGAATTAAAATATTCCTTCCATTTCCGGCAGCGATTTCCAATTGCTGCGGGAGTTAGCACTCCAGACGGAACACCGAAATTTTTCAAGGTGGTATTCTTCTTTTTATCTTTTATAATTTCTAATTGACTTATATTGTCAACTCCATATTTTTCTCTATACGTTTTAATTATTCTATCCCTAATAAGATTGCTTTTATTTAAGCAATTTAACGAACAAAATTCACGATATCCCATGTTAATGTCAACGAAATTAGTTGGTTTATGACATTCTAAACAACTTCCGGATTTATTATATAAATATTTATATAGTTTTTCTGAAAATTTATTACCGCTCAATTTTAAGACTTCATTATAAATTTCGAGGTGGTTGTATTTTAAAATCTTCCAATAATTGCTTTTATTGTTTTTTATAATTTCTAATATTTGTTCTGTATTTTTAACATTCACATATATAAGTATATATCAACGGAGTAAAATGTCAATTAATTATATAAAAAATCCCACAATTAAGTGGGATTTAATAAGTGAGTGGTTTATACTGACGTATGAATTAATACTGTAAAATTGCATAATCATACGACAAATTTAAATTAATAGTAAGAGGTTCGCCGCTGTCAGTCCATTCAAGCGTTCCGCCATCAAATGAAGTTGGGAAAGCACCTTTAAGTGTCCATTCTTCTACCTTGTCTCCAACAGGGCCTAATACGTTAATAGTAATATCTTTTTTGTAGAAATCTGCATATCCATCTCTTCCAGTGACCGATTCGTGAGCCAACCTGAACCATTCAAATGCAGCTTGTGCAGCAGAAGGAACAATTGGGTCATAAAGTTCAATGGAAATTTCTTCCCATGTGGTTTTGCCCTTATAGAACCATTGGAGATTGATATAATCAATCGTCTTACGGTCTTGTTTCCATTTCGGTCTATCACATTTCTTAATCACATATGATGGTATTCCATCAATATACATGATAAAACGATTTTTTGTTTTTGTTTCGAATTGGCTACTGAATATTTCCTGGTTAGTTAATAAATCTGGCATAATTTTATATATTGATTGTTCGGTCTTATATATAAATATATTGATAAATAGAATTTGTATATTATTTTTTACTTTCTTTCATCAAAGGAGTTTTATCGGCACTCTTATATTTTACAGTCCATCTAGCATCTTTAACATATGCCGCATCAGTCTCTGGATTGCCACCAAATCCTTCATCCATATGTTTAAACTTATTGGCTGCAACTGGCTTCAAATTCTGTAATTTAGATAATTCTCTTATTATTTTCTTCTGTTCTAAATTTAGCTTCAATCCTTCTACTTCCAATATTCCTTGAGTTGGATGGGTTCTCAATCTTATCCAGCCATTTTTCAGTGCCTCTTCTCTTGCAGGAACATAGTCTAAGTCAGGATATAAATATTCTTTTGCAAACCATGAATGACTTTCACCAGCATCGTATACTTTATTATTAGGCGATATCCAATATGGATTTGATGCAAATGTTTCAACTTGTAATTTTGTATAGTCTATATTCCACGGTAATGATTTCTTAATTCCTTCTTTAACTATACTAGAATGTTTATGACTATATGTTCCAACGTTACCGATTGCAGATTTTATTTGAGTAGGTTTAAATACGATATAATGAGTCGATAAAGGTAATGGGTCATTTACATTTTTTAATATTAATCCATCATTTCCATTTTTTACTGCACCATCAATTAACCCTGCCGTTTTATTATTAAAATCAGCCTTCCCTTCAAAATCATAAACTAAAGGATTTTCTATTTTAAGAAATACTGGGAGTATATTTTGTCCGGTCTCGTCATCTTCCCGTGATGTTCCGATATCGTAATTTTCATATTCTTCCATTGCTTTTTCGTATGGCGTCCAGTTTCCGGTTGCTTGGGCATGAGCTGCCAACCTCTCTACCTTTTTTTGTAATTCTTTTATCTTTTTCTCGTAATCAGAAATTCCTGACCGGACAGTTCTTCCTGCTTTAGCTGCATATTCAGCAGCAACTTCAGAGCTATCAGTAAAAAAATATGCTTTCTTAGAACTTTGAGATTGGGTGGATATTCCCAATCTTTTTTTACTAAACGCTGAAATTGGTTGATTAGTTCCATGATACACTACTGAGGGATTCCCATGTTTATCTACTACCTTACTATTACCAAACCATTTTTTAAACTCTGGTGATTGTGGATGTGTTATTGCTTCATTTATTAATGATTCTCTAAATTCTCTATTCATCTGTCCATATTCATATCCGGCATTATATCCTCCTTGATTTGCTATTTGAGTTAATGTAGTCTGTCCTCCTTCAACAAACATTGCTGCCAAATCATTTCTCTGATGAACTACATTTAATGCTTTATCACAAGCATATAATTTTGCTTCTGGGGTTTCTGCATTGAATATTAAAGAATATATATTCTGCAACGGTTTTATACCACAATCGCTTATATAAGCTCTTCCGTTCTTATCTTCAAATCTATTACATACCTCTTCCCATTCTTCATCGGTAAATTGTATATCCCACATTTCATCTATTTCTTCTCTTAAATGATAATTTTCGGAATGTCCCGTAAATTCATTTGCTAATGTTAATCTAGCTATATTTGTTAATAACTGGTCGGCTATTTTATCAATGGCATTTTCATTTACTTTATTATATTTTCCAAATAATAACCATGTCTTTTTTAATAAAGTTGCCGAGATTGTTTTCCATGGAATATTTCCGGTTGCGTGAGTTTTTAAAAAAGTGGCAATCTCATATAACGATTGGTCTTTACGTTCCAAAAAATCAACATGAGCGTTATATTCAACATCAACAGCTTCATTGATTGGTCTATTAATAATTTCAAGTCTTCTCTTTATTTCATCTCGATATAAAACAAAATCCTTCGTTGCTTGCACTCTAGAACCATAAGGGTCTTCTATCTTTAATTTTTTATCAGTGGCAATTCTGACTGCTTTATCTCTGAGTGCTTTTAAATTTTGTAAAGATAGTTGTTTTAAATCTGTAGAAGCATACGACGGTAATTTTGAATTAATATCAGATTGAGTTACTTCTTTTATGTCGGATTGAACATACCACTGCTCTAAATCATCCAACAGCCCCCGCAATGTCGGATATGATGTTTTCCATTCTGGAAGTTTTAATCGAAATGCTCCCTCATGTCGATTTAAAATCCACTCTCCCTCTTTTAAATTCCCAGTTCCGAATCCAACGGGTAGTTGATATGAGTTGGCAAACCATTCACCGTTTAATAATATTTTAGCAGTGTTTTTTGACAGTCCCAACTCTCCAAATTTAACATTGAAATGTTTGGTTTTAGCTTTGGATTCTATTTCAATTGAATTACTATTTGCCTCATTTAGTTTTCCTCTAAACAAATCGTCCGGATATATATTAGAATAATAATCGGAATACGTAGTGGACCATACTTTTATGGATATGGTATTCTTTTTTTTCAACAAATATTCGACTACCCTATGATAACCATCAGTAACAATAAATTGCTTATTTTCTATATTAAACATCACTTCTATAGGTGCGTCAGTTTTACTTTTGGCTCCTTTTTTAATATCTATCAATGCCTTTGACAATCCATTCTTAGATAAAGATAAATCTTTGATTTTAAAATTAGGTATTAACATGGCATCATCTAAATCTACTCCTCGATTTAAAGTTTCAATGTCGTGTGCGGATATTCCTACATTAATATTTTCATCAATACTCAATTGTTTATCATGTAAATTAGTTATGGCATCTTTTAATTTTTGAATTATTCCTTTGGTTCGTAATAGTTTATACGTTATATTTTCAACGCTTAATTCGCCACCATTATCCAGCCCATATTGGCGGAATGCGTCCAGATAATCCTTGACCTCTTTTAATTTTTCAAGGTCTTGAGTTGTGATTGTATCAAGTATATATTTTTTCATCCCATTATATTTAACTTGTATATTAGGAGTATTGATGGAATTTGAATTTTGCTTGGATGGTCTTTTTATCCATTGGTTTTTAATTAATGAATAAATTCCATTGACATAAGGTTTTTCAGCAGTAATACTCTGAATATTCATTTCAACCTTGTGTTTTTTTATTATAATTTCATGTTCGGAATTCCACTGGGAACCAACCAATTTTGCCATTTTTTCCGCAGTTTCGGTCGGCATTTTTAAATTTTCCAAATCAATCACGACATGAACATCAATGTCACTTTCGGCATTCCAGTTGAAGGATGCCAGTGACCCCATAAAATATATGTCCAGAATAGGAGCTTCAAATTTTGTTTTCTTATAAAATTCTTTTGCGATTTTTAGGAGGGTCAGCCGAATTTCGGGGGTTAATTGATAATACTCATCCCATATATCAGGACAAAGGCTATTGTGATATATTACTACTTTACTCATTTGGTTAGGAGTTTTGGACTTTTATAATAAAAGCATCCGCAGTATCAACATTTATTTTCAATATGCTAAATTTTAATGGAAGATTTGAAAGATTTATAACTCTTACTTGACCATCAAACATTTTCTGAGTATCCATTGAATTCACCAAGAGTTCTTCGTTTGACTCAGTTTGATGTTCTTCTAAATTAACTGCTGCCATTTGACCACCGGGTTCTTGTGTTGAATATTTTTCTTCTCCAGATATAGGAAGATGTCCGTCAATTGTGTCCGACTCTTTTAATTTATTTTGGTTAACTGATGATTGCAACCAATTTGGAATTTTATCACCAGTTTCTGGATATTCAATTACATTACCACAATCGCTATGTTTAAATGTTTTCCCGCCGTCTTCGGAGAAGGTATGTTTTTCATATATTTCATCCTTACAATGTGGGCAGATATCAAACTCTTGAGGTCGGCTTCCTTCTTGGATTAAATTTGATTGTTCGGCTATAACCTTTGAAATAGTCTCGGTTATTAAATTCTGCGTATCTACGTCGATATGGTTTATAGTTGGCATAATTAGAAATGTCTTAATTGCTATTAGATAAATAGCATTAACTTTCTGTAATATACAATTCAATTTACAACTAAAAATAATTGAAAATAAAATCGATTTTACTCAAAGTCACATATAGTTATATCTATAGACAATTGATATGATAAGCCTAAAATTGAAAATAAAGAATGAATATGATGTAAATTCATATATTAATTCGTATTCTAAATTAAAAAGAATCGCTTATAATTTGTTGGTAGATGGGAAATCATTGACCGAGACTCAGAAATATATTAAGTCTAATATCCAACACGGTTTAGATGCTTCTTTTGTTGAGTGGGCATCATTAGATGCCGAACAACTTAAAAACTCTCAGAAAGAATTAAAAATTCCCAAAATTGTTTTTGGCGGTAAGAAGAATCTCATTAAGTTAAATAAAAAACAAATTACTACCGACGAATGGAAATCGCTTAGGAATCCAAACATATATTGTATAGGCAGATCTAATGAGAAGTATGGCAATCGTAAATTTAAAACAGACATTAAAAATAATACAATTTATTTCTGTCCTAGTCGAAGAATTAAAATTAAATTGGAATTCTGTGCTTCTAAAAAACAATTAGAAATGTTAACTAAAATTGAGGGGTTAGCGACAAATTATAAAATGGCTATCACATATAAGTTAACAAGAACTCATATCATTTTATCAATCGACGAGAATAAATTAGCCAAACAATCATATATTCCTATTAAAAATATAATATTGTCATTAGATATGAACCCCAATTCTATTGGTCTTGTTGTATCTGGGTTCGATAAAAACAGTAAACAAGAAGTAATTCATAAGCAAATATTTAATTTAAAAGAGTTAAATAAAAAGACCAAGAATAAGAAACATTACGAGAATTTTCAAATGGTCAAATCAATTATCAAACTCTGCGAATATTATAAAGTCGAATCGGTTGGAATTGAGAAACTAGAGATACAATCAAAAGATAATAAAAAAGGAAAAGTATTTAATAAAACAATTAACAATGACTGGCTAAGAACTAAATTTATTAATAATTTAAAAAAGCATTGTAATTTAAACAATATTAAAATTTATGATATTGCCGCTGCTTATAGTTCTTTTGTTGGATGTATATTAAATGAGAATGAAGTTGATAGCATTGCTGCGGCCATTGAAATTGGGAGAAGAACTTATTTATTCACCAACATTTTTATAACAAACAATTTACCAAGAAACACTAAAATTATTTTTCCCGAATGGAATATTAATCTAATGAACCGATGGAAGGAAGAGTTAGATTATAGTAATATTACAGACTGGAAAGGTATGTTCGATTGGTTTAAAAAGAACCCGACGTTGAGTTATCGGCATCTTTTGAGTGAAATTAAACCTTCACATTTTCTTAGACATAAACATAGGAAGAGTAAAGTCTTTCTATATTTAGGTTAACTCTCATCTATTAGTTTTTGAGTGTCATTATCCATATTCATATAAATATCATTGAGTTCTAGTAGATATCATAATTTTACTTGTTTAATGAGAGACAACAACTTGAGTTCCTCTATTGTTTCTTGATAATTGTCCGAATTGTGAAGTATTCCTATTCCTCCAAGACTATTCCAACTATTAACCGTATCCACCATATCATCTACTAATATTGAATTAGGAGTGGAATGTTCCTGTTTACGATGTCTTCCTCTAACTACAAATATGTTTTCCGATGGAATTGATGGAATATGAGTCTTAAGCCAATTTCTTTTACCAGTCTCGACAACTTTCGATTTCAATTCGTCCGAAGTTCCCGTTGAAGATAATATAAAGACCTGTTTAAATAAATCAGATGTAACATTAAACAGTTCCTTACCGCCACTTATCCATTCCAAATCTTCCCAGAATTTAGGACCGGCATTAAAAAATATTTCTTTTGCAGGTTGCTTACCATATAATTTGGCATATTCCCCAAGTGAAATATCATTTGATAATTTTTTGTAACCTTTATCAAAATTTACTAGGACACCATCTAAATCAAGATATATTTTATTTGTTTCATTCATATTTTTTCCTCTTTAACTGTGCGTTTTATTATTCTAAATCGTTCATTGGGAAATGAGTCTTTTCTTTTTTTCATATCATCCAATGCATATTCCAAATTCGCATATGAGTCGACATCTTTCCAAATAGACAATGTTCCGCTATAACCATGGATTTGAAGTAAGATTTGAGTGTAACTATTCAACATAATATTATCGATTTAGATATAATATCTGTTTAATTGCATTTATACCATTTTCACTTATATCACGAGTTCCTATACCGGCAAAATTATAAGTTAATTTCGGTATTAAATCTCCAATAGATTCAAATTTATTAGTTGTATATTCATAATTATACCACATTCCCGATGGTTGGTCAAATGTGAATATAGGTTTATTATTATCTACTGCCATTTGAATTGCCCATCCTGTTCCTCCATCTACTATCGTTTTATTTATATCTTTAAATTTTTTTACTTATGGCGAATATAGCATCGGAATTCTTAACTTGAAACCAATTCCTTGCTAGAAGATTTTTAGTATAATTACCTTGAGTTTCCGGTGATAATTTTAACGTTTTTGCGGCAATCATTACATTTTTAAATCCTTCATTTAATTCATCAACAGTTAATATTTTTTGGTTGGTGGAATCTTGAACGTGATTGTAAAAGGAATATGCTACAGTTTTAACGCCGTATTTATTACCTTCATTTTCCCATGTCATATCAGCACCGGCACAACCACCACTATGACAAGTATAATTTATAAGTTTAGTTTTATTCATATTTATGTCAATGATTTAAATTGTTCTATAGTAAGTTCGGCATTTGAATATTTTATTACTTCTCCTCGTTTTTCTTTGAATATTATTTTATATTTGTTATTATGGTCTATTATAATATAATAATAGTCATAATCTCCGATTATGCCACCTATCTTGTTGTAAGACCGCTGTTCTTTTATAATATTAGAAGTTTTTAATATATCTTCGTAATCATCATTGGTAATAATTTGATTATAAATTTCACATGAGGTATCGTGTTTTAATATTTGAAGATTGGCCAGTTCTTTAATATCGTTTAAATCTTCAACTGAAGTATATAATAGAAATTTTTTAGAACAATTGGAATTTTCACATTGATGTAACATCCCAACCCATCCCTTATAGAAACGTATTAAAAATCCACAATAAGGACATTTGATAACATTTCTCTCCATAACCTGTTCATTGGTTAAATTATTAGATTCATTTAATCTGATTTTATTCATAGTCATGAAAATAACATAAAACTTGAAAGCAGTCTACTTATTATATGAACTTTCAATATCTTCTTAAAATAATTCTGTGTAACTAGTTGAAATGTAACAGTTTATAATAATTCAATAATTATGTTTATTATTTCCAGAAACTTAAAATAACTCGATTTGCTGATGTTTTAATGTTTACTATCGTGATATGTTACAATATTTCGACATGCAGAAATAAACTGATTATACCCCAAATTGGATTTCATTTTATTAATAAACGCACAACATAATACAACATTCTCTATTGTATACCCTTTATCAGAGTCTATACGTTCTAATGATATCGTGTTTTCCTTTTTATGTTCTAATGTTAGTGGAACGCCTGTATAATGACAAATCAACGGTAGTGATTCAATGTATTCGATAGTTAATGTAAATGGTATATTTCGCCGTTCCGCACTTTTACCCCAATGATAAAATCGCCTTTTATATGTTCTAACATATCCGTTTATAGTTTCTTTATTCTTATCATAATAATCTCTGTGTAAACTATTAATTTTATCTTTATTTTTTATATACCACGATCTTTTAGAATCCTTTATATCTAATTTATTATTTTTATAATATTCACTATTATCAATTGATATTTTATCCTTGTTCTGAATTCTATATTTCTGGTCTCTAATTTTCCTTTTTGGTTTATTTGCATCGTAATATGCTTTATTCTTTTTTTTAATTATTTCTTTGTTATTTTGGTAATATTTTTTAGTTGCTTTCTGATGTAACATTTTTAGTTTTAATTCGTATTCTGATTCGGTTAATTGGGCTATATCAGATTTTGATGGTTTATTAGTCATATATTATAACTATCAATAAATAATAAAACTTGACAGGTTATTTATATTATTTGACATAAAAAAGTAAAATAACTTGACAGAGTATTTATATTCTGATATACTACTAATAGTTAAATAAAAATAATTACTGATTAATAATGTTTCTTAGTTTATATTCTTTTATATTTTGTGATGTTAATTTATCAAATTTATCTTGAATATATTTATTATTAATTTTTTGTTCTGGACTAGAATGTTTTAGTAATTTTTTAATTAGTGCTTTAATACTGCTCTCATCAACTCCACGCTTCAATGCTGACGAAGCAGCCATTGCCCAATGAGGATACTTTTCTTTCCACCCTACTTGTGATTTAATTGCATTTCCCAACGGAGTAGGACTGGTAGCTGTAGGAGTTGCTGCGGCGGTTGAGGGAGTTGGGGTTGGTTTCTTATTTGGAGCAAGTGCCTTCTGAACATATAAATCAGTTGCCTTATCATTTCCAATAACACTTACCACTCCTTTAATTGTGTTGGTTGCTTTTTCATTTGACCATCCCAATGTAGTCAGTGCCTTGACGGCATCTGCAATGTTAGGATTTTCAGACCCAGAAATGTCCCCATTAAATATTTTTTTAGCATCCTCACTTTTCAAGTATTCCGCCTTAAATCCGGTGGATTTAAGTTTCTCAATAAAGTCGGTAAAACTTAAGCCGGTGTTTATAAAGTCGGCAGAGGTAGACTCTTCTCCTCCAAGAACGATTGACTCTATAATTGCTGGATTAATAGTATGTAATTCTCCATCAATCCCGGTGTATTTAATATTTCCCTTACTATCAAGTTTAAAATTAACATCTGATGGATTAACTTTATGTCCTTTAAATTCTTTCCACTTTTGCTGTATCACGTGATACAGTGCAGATATTAATTTTGGACTCTTGGCTTCCAATCTTTTATCTTTCAATATTTTATCAATTATTTTACTATATCGATTTGCTTGATGTAGCAATAGTCCTATAGTCGGAGGATTTGACGCATCGAACGATGGGCTTTTCGGATTTAATTGGTCATCATAAAATTTGAAAAGTATTATTTCACTGCGTGTTTTATTTTCTGGTTGATTGCCCTCTGTTTCGGATATGGGAGATGTTGGAGCCGCTTTAAATCCTTGAAATTTATCGGGCGATGTTCCAAATTTAATATTTTTATCATTTTGCTTTATATAGTCTTCATTTGATACGTCCTCATATTCAACTAAAATTTTATTTTCGTGGTTGTTATTTGCCCATTTAACACTTATTCTTTTAATTTTTCCATTGGACATTTTTAACGTTTTAGATTCTGCCTCTTTAGTAAAACTTATCCCGAATTTAACTGATTTTCTATATTGTCCACGGAACCAATTTAACCAGCCACCGGCTTTATCTTCGGTATCGGCAACGTAAAGTTTAGTGGTTGATTTTCCATCGGAAGTTTCCATGTCATCAATATCCACTTTTTCGGTTATTGATGTCTTATTACCGGTCATTGATGCTCTGTAGTTTTTATCAATATCTATAGATGGAGTTGGTTTCGGCTGGTTTGGTTCCGTTGGCGTTTCATCTATATCATGGTTAACTTTTAAATCTTTATTTATTTTATCAACCAATATATCACATACGGTCTCAACAATCTTAACAAAATCATTTTCTTGAGGGGTTAGTCCCGATGTATTTAGTTGTGTGGGAGCCGCTGCTGGACTGCCTCTAAACTTGTTAATAAAATTGGAACCCGCAGTTTTTATCTTTTTAAGATAATCCATTCCCGACTCATTTATATACGGGGAACCTTTTAAATTATCTAAATATTGATTGTCTGACATATACAGTATAAATATAGTTTAAATTAAGTAATATTAGGATTATTCCATGTATATTTTAACATCCCACAGTCCCATATTCTATTATAGCCATTTAGTTGCATATTCTCCCATTCAGTTAATGATGGGTCAAATGTTGATAATTTATCCTTCAACTTATGTTTTTGGAATTGTAATCTATTAAGTGGTATTCCTTTATTATTATGGAAATAATGATAACTTATTGGCGTAATTGCATTTAGAGACATTCCCATCTTACTATATGATTTTCCAGTAAAATAACGTCTATCGCAATATGATACGATAGAACGTGGAGAATATGTTCTAATGAAATATGTAAATAATTTAGATGCTCCACCAATCACCGATATTCCTATTTTAGTGCATAATCTAGATAATTCATATTGATATTTTTTATCAAATCTCGACTTTGAGAATGTCATAACGGATACCAATTCATCATTATAATATAATCCAATTCTAATTGAGCTTTTATCATCTCCTTGAATATGATTATCAGTTATAAACTCGGATTTTACAATATTACTTATTTCTCGTATTTCGCATTTTCCGGCATATATAAATTTATTTTTATGTATTTTACTGAGAATAATTCCCTTAACTATTTCTTTTTTATTTAACCACTCCCAATCCCATATATGTAGTAATTCTATTCCTTTTTTAGATGCTTCTTCCGTTTTAGTTATATGATAATTTTTAGGTTTTCCCGATAATTCTGAATGCCAATATATACCATCATATTCTATTCCCAATTTAAATTCTGATATTAGAATATCAATCTCATTTCCGACCAGTATAGTTCGGTCATGATGTTTCGTGGTTATATTGTATGAATGTAAATATTCCAATATCTCATCTTCCATAGCAGATTTAAATCTATTTAAGGGAAAGCATGTTAAACAACGTGGAATATTTCCGGAATATAATATATCTTCAAATTCAGTATTGCATGTATTACATTTAAATTTATATAAGGTGTTATATTCACTATCAATATATTCATTTTCGGAAAATAATGGAGTAACGATATTTTTTAATCTATTTCCAAAGAATAAATGTTTAATGACTTTATCTCGTATTGCTAATTTGTTTTTATCTTTAACTGCTTGAATTTGAGATACATTTGATACATTTTCACTTTCTAAAAACTCTTTATATTTTAAAGATTTGAATCCCACCTCCCCACTATTACTTCGTCGAATTATTGATTTAAGTGATTTAGGAGATACTTTACTACCGTATTTGTCAATTGTTGTTTGTATCATTTTTTCTCGATTATTATAATTTTCGTCCCCATATTTTTCCAATTTAGTTTTTTTTCCTTTTTCTTTATTGTTATAATTTTCACTCCCATGCCGTAGTATATTCGTCTGTTTTATCTTTGATACCATATTTTCATACGAACCACTCAATCTTTTTTGTTTTATCTTTTCTTTAACAGATGGAAGTTGCGATGGATGGTCTACGCCGTATTTTTTACGGAAAGTTTCTCGTATTTTTAATCCTCGGTCGGTCATATAATACTCCAGATGTTATTGTTCATACTCATAAATATATCACTAAAGTAGAAACATACAACTTATTTTAAAATAAAAATAAACCCCTCGATTTGAGGGGTTTATTTTTGAGTTTTTAATTATTAGAAACTTGCACCCGTGCTCATTACTGTGAATGGCAGGTATATATTTTCAGCAGTTCTTGTTGGTTGAATTGCAATCTGTCCAATTAAAACATTCTGGTCAATTACATCTGATGTATTATTAGTATCATCCATAATTACTTGGAATGCATATAATCCACTACGTTGCTGAACACTTTCCAAATATGGGTTCACAATGGACAAGAACTTATTACGAGTTGATGCCGTGTTTTGTTCGAACACCAAATACTTCGATATGCTTGCGATATATTTCTTAATAGCAATCAACAATCGTTGAACGTTAATTCTATTCAGTGCACTATCTTCAACTTGAAGCGTCTTTTGTCCCCACACTACGATACCCTGTCCTGGGAATGCTACAATAGGATTTACTTTTCCTTCGTATAGCGAGTCACGCTCAGATTGGGTTGCTCGGTCAGTGACTGATACAGCCGATGGAATTCCACCACGGTTTAATCCGGCAGGGGCCCACCATTCACCAGCAATGTTGTCGTTCGCAGCATATATGGATGGCATGACAACTGACGGCGGAATTGTTACGATTTGATTGATATTAGTATCGAGGATTTTAATCCATGGATAATATGCCGCAGCATAGCTAGTGTCCAATTGAGCAGCCAATCCGATAACTTCGTCGACTTGACCAGTTGCCGGATTTCCACCATCTTCATATAAATCAGCCACATAGAAACAATCACCATTTCTAACACGTTCACACATGTCGATTACCAAGCTGGTTACATAAGAATGTAAGGAATAGATTACTCCCGGAGTTGAAATCAAATTGATATCAAATTGGTCGGCATTTCCAAGTGCGCCAATACATTGACTGTAGGCAACAGAACCAGCCGTGGTGCTATTTGCACAGTTTAATCCTTGAGTGTTTCCAGCAACAATGGCGTCTCCCACATTAACTGGAATAGCCGGTGATTGTCCATCAAATCCACCTTGAAAACCAAATACGAAATTTCTCATTTTTACATATGTAGTTTCATTTACAGCGTCATAAGTAGAAGGAACTGCATTGCTTCCACTTATATAAGAGCCGGATGATACTCCGTTATTTATAGTATTGTCATCCAATGCGAATGCAATGTTTTGTCCAGCCGTAGAACCCAATGGCAACGGTGCAAAATATTGTAAGTTATCATTGTATGATACTCCGCCAACTGAAGAAGTAGGATATAATCCAACCAATTCCGAGTCGGCTCCTGTTGGAGCACCATTGAAGTCTATTCCGGATGGATACTTACCAGGAAATAATCCATAGACGGATGCTTTTGTGTAGGCAACTGGAGCAACCCAATAACCCATAGCCCCGTCAATCGGAGTGGAAAGTGCAGTAAAACCAAACGGAACCGCATTCACTGGATAATTAACATCGGATATAATTATTCGGATATATTTACTGTTATTGGAGTAATTTCCAAACTGAGTAACTTTTCCATTTGAGTTGATATATTCGTATTGGTCTCCGATTATTCTGCTTATGAAATTAGGAGAAGTTGGGTCTAACGTTAAGTTATTAAATTGCTCCAAAACTACAGGCTTTCTATCCGTGTCTGAGAAATTTCTAACTGTCAAATTAAACGTTCCCCAGTCACTTCCCTGAACAGTTCCTGCCAATTTAACATTTGAAATTTGAATCTTATAAGACGTATTGGCATACGTCCCGTCCGACAACGTAGCAACTTGAAACAAATTAAAACGGGTCGGAGTTCCGTTGTTCCACGGCGAAATCTTCTGTGAAACCACCCAAGGAGTATAAGCATTTGTCAATGCAAATTGGGAGTCTCCAGTCGTCGGAGCAAGTGAATATGCGTCAACAAAACTTAACGGTTCGTTTAAAAACGAGCCAGACGGAATTGCATTTATGCTAACTTTCCAATTTGTTGGATTTGCAATTACAGATGCAATACTGTCGGGATATAGATTGTAGAGATAAGCCGCTTCAATTTTAGTTCCAGCCGCATAAGTAGCCGGATTTCCTGCGGTTGGGTCATTTCCAAATACACTTGTAATGTAATGCGGGTCGCTTTCATCCAATGAGAAATTATAAACTCCATATCCACTTCCCAACGAAGAACTTAAGTATAAGTCAAATTCATTGATGATTTGGTTTGAACCACTTGGTCCAAACGTGCCACCAGTCAAGTCGTGATATGATGCAGAAGAACCCAAAAATCCAGGGGCTTCTAAGTTATTGTTAATTCCGCCCCATTGAGTATCGGCCAATACTGCCAACACCATCGCATTTGTTCCGTTATTGACCCACTGATTTGAGCATGTATTATATGTCAAATTTCCAGACGTAAACTTCCCATCAAAATAGCCAAGCGAACCACTCAACCATCCATTTAATGAAAATGAACCAACTCCACAACTATTTAAACTCTGAGTAATTGATGATGATACGATATAAGGTTCTCCATCAGTAAACGTAGACGATATAAATTCTACGTTTGCTGTATTATCAGCACCGATTAATTTTCCAGTAAATTGGTTATAAGAATTGAACAATATCTGGCTCAATACACTTGAAGTCGTTGCCGAAGCGGAAATTTGCAATACTCCCTTAAACTGAAATGATGAACTTAGAATTGTTCCGGCAATAGTCGTTCCGGCATAGACATTACTTCCACTGTTGTTAGTAATCCCAACCTGACCAGTTCCTTGTCCACTTACAAGGGTTACGCTCACTGGTTGATTTGTAAATATTACAGACGCAGTTACTGCGCTTGCAGTTCCAACCGGAGAAACGGTTAGGGATGACAAATTTATAGTGGATGGAACAACTCCATTGGGAATTATAACATTGGAAACAGTTGACAACACTCCAATATCACCAGCACGTTCCCAGACTCCTTGTTCTGCCCATATAACCAGAGGATATTTCTGATGATATCCAGTTAAAGCACCAACACGGCACACCGTCACAAACCCCTTTTCTTGGAGATATTGGGCGGCGGCATAAGGACCATAATACGTTCCATCTGGAATTCCAAAATTGGTCTGTAAGTCATTTAAACTCGTGCAAATTGTTGGTGAAAATCCAGGACCTTTAGGAAATGGAGCAACTACTACTGCCCCGATGTCGGCTACTCCTTGAGCAACTCCGCTCTGGTCGATTTGCTGGGTGAAAACCCCCGGACTCATGAAATTTGGTAAATTTGACATATATTTTTTATTTCCTTCGTGTTATTATTTTATTCGTTGTTCTATTAAATAAAATAGACATTGAAACTATTAACTATAAATATAAGTCAAAATTTCGAAACGATAATTAAATATAAAAAACTTATGTAGTTTTAGCCGTAGAAGTGAAAGTTCCGTTGGTAAGTGAGAGGTTTCCTTCACCATATGCCGACAATATCTTATCCAATACCTCTTTTTCATTTTTTTGGAGGGATGTCCATTCTTCCTTGAGAAGTTTGTCCTTGGCGATATACGCAGCAACGGCATTGTCAAGTGCCATCTTTTCAATTTGCAAGTCGCCGAGCTTAAGTCGGATAGTCTGAAATTTTACCTGCAAGTCTTTTATTTCAGTTATTTCGGTATCTTTTAGTTTTGTAACGATTGGTTCATTCATATGATTATAACTATAATCGAACAATAAAATTTTACTTATTATATTTTAAGAATTGAGAGTTTCTTTTAGTCTTGTCCCCAAGTCTTTGATATCGACGTAATCATAATTACCATCGGAGAAAGTCTTAAATTTCTCCCATACCTTATTAGCATCGTTACTTCTATGTAAGGTTGTTGATATCAACCCTTTAAATTTATGTTGTTGGGCATATTTTAATGCTGCCTTATATAATAGATATCCATATCCTTGAGATTTCACATTTGAAACTATACTATCAACAAATAGATATCCCTGCCTTCTTGGGATTTTATTGTCTAAATCTTCTACGGGAACCCTATCCAACAATACAATTTGACCCATCATATGTTCATAGTCTTGGTCTTGAGTATATGCCCCACTCGTGTTTGAAAAGTCAGAAACATACATCCATATTTTAGCCCGACCCGACGATATATATTTATCATCGATTCTATAAGAAATTTTACCTTCCTTCTCTTTTTGAAAGGCTTCTTTTTCTTCGGTTAATAAATTTTTCAGTTTAATCATATTACTCCAACGGTCTATGTTTAAATATAAACCATAATAAAAATTTTATTCCATCAGTAAAAAATGTAATTGATTTATATAATTTCATTTTGGCAATCGATACATGGACATATCATCAAATTCATCTCTCAAATACATCCCACTATTTTCAACAAACCCAAATTGTTTATAAAATCTAATTAATCTACGAAGACCACTTGGATTTATACTGTCAGTTGCCGGTATTAAAGCCACCGGCATTTTTTTATTGTCGGCGAACTGGCATATCTCAGACATTATTTTTGTTCCCCAACCTTTTCCCTTGAATTGAGGCTTCATATATATGTCGGATATAAATATAGACTTGTTTTTGTCATCATAATAGAAATATAAATCCTCAACATATTGTTTATATTTAGAATGTAATTGTCGCTCGAAACTTGAAATCTCTTGTCCGGTATTTTCAATTAATATAAATTTTAATTTAATCATATTACTTTACGTTTGATTTTGAAAACCATCCAGTTCCATGTTTTTTAGACATATTATCATAATATTTCTTCGTCATACCAACTCCATCATCGGTCATCTGTCCAATTTTTGCTTTTCCAGATTTAACGTCGGGTCTTTGTTCGATGTGTTTTTCCAATAGTGCCACGCCTATTCCTCGTTTTTGGTAAGGCTCTTCCACCCATACACCAACTGCTCCAAATTCATTAGATGCCAATCCTATCGGCGTATTATCAATGAAGGCGGCAATTGATGTATCCTGCATAGGAAGATTAGATTCCAGTTTTTCTGCATCGGTCATCATTATAACATTTCCACCGGAGTCTCTTTTTATTTCCCCACTTTCATCATAAGCAACATACTCGTTTTTCTCACCACGCTGTCGAAATTCAACTTTAAATTCACCATATTGACCAACATCTAATAATACTGGCCATCGGGAGACATCCCCCAACCATTTTAATCCGCCCGCTTTTCTGTATTGTTTATAGGCAGTTGATGGTATATGACCAGTATAGTGATGTTTCATGAATTTATCCTTGTCAATTTCATGCGGTGATTTTTCCTTTTCCTTTTTTATTTCGTCGGCTAATTCTACAATTCTCTTTTCCAATCGACGTTTAATATATCCATCCGGTTCTTTATCCCACTCGTCTATTAAATCATTCTTTTCTTTTCTTAATTTGGACAGTATTTCATCATTTTCACATATTAAAAAATAATTTCGAATATCCTTATGCTCTTCTAAGAAGGTGAGTTTTCCTATGGTTCTTAAAAAATTATTTATAATATCCCAAGCCGCCGCTTCATGTCCAGTTTCCAATAAATCATCAACTTCTAACTGAGTATTTAAATTTGCGTTATCATAGAATAAAGTCAATTCGTGGATGCCAACCATATCACTGGACATTACTTCATCCATTTCTATATTTTCAAACAATAAAGATTTTAATTTAATATGTCGCATTTTATTTTCTTTTATACCTATTAAAGTTTCCAAATATCCAGCGACATTTTCATGTCCGGTTCTTTTTAATACAAATATAATATCATTTATGTTTCTAATCTGGACGGATTCTTTAGATGTTGCAAATATTTGTTGTTGTTGGGAATTCAACATTTTATTATACTTGGTTATAGCATCAAATATTTCTTCATCAATCGTTCCATTGTTATACAACCGAGTATATTCTTGCGGTGGAATTGCTTGTTGTAAAATTTCTAATACTCCATCTATATTTCGTTGATTATGAGCGTAGTCGACATCGATTTGCTCTAATGTATCTTTAATTTTAGGTTCATTTCCCATATCATTTAAAGATCGTCTTAAATCTTCATTATCTCGAAAATATCCCAAATCATCAACGTCACCACCACTTATTAATTGTTCCCATACGAATGATTTAGCCAATTCATCTAGTTTGTCGGTATCTAGTCCATATCCATTAGCAATAACTTTAAAATCATTCAGTGAACTTACACTATCTTCCAATTTATATTCTCGGTTAAGGTTATCAACATATGATTTCCAAATTGAGTCGGTTCCTTCATTTTTTACAAATTCGTCTATCAACATTGCGTCATATTTATTTTTTCTTGATTCAGGATCATCTGATGACATATAATTTTCAATGGCTTCTTGAACGTATTCAGGCCACTGATATTCTCCATCACCAATCATATTACTATAACTTATGGTATTATCATTTTTTTCATAAACGGTATAATCGCCGTTAGAATCTCCAGTTATAGCATATTTTTGATTATCTCGTTTATCCAGTAATATTATAATGGTTTCTTTATAGTAATAATTATTCCACCACTTTTCACTGGCAACAATACACCACTTCGTATTATTTCCGTAATAGGCACAGGACTCATGAGTTGTTGGAGCGACAATTAGGAATTCCTCATCGTCAAGTATCATATTAGCCCCTTCACGAGTTTTTTCTTTATTGCTCTTTACACGAGTTGATAAGGCAAGTTTTAAATCATTATATGATTTTAATTTGTAAATATCCCTAAGAGAGGCTTGATATTTATCAAATTGATTAACATCTTTTAATAAATCTTCTATATCGGTATTTGGTTCTGAACTAGCAATTTTTCCTATCCAGTCTATATACTTTTTATTTGAAGATGGGTCATTTAGAATAATTCTTCTTCGTAATTCCGGTTGCAACATTTCATATTTCTTATTGAAATCTTCTATACGACCTTCTAATAGAATGTCTTCTAATAATAATGTTTTTAATTTAATCATTGATAATCCTTTATATCAATAAATGTAGAAGAAGGGATTATTCCCTTATATATAAAAGGTCTAAAATCTTCATCCTCATGAGCAATAACATTGGGGTCAACATCAAATTTAGAAATATCTAATTTTGAAGTATCAATCGAAATAATAACAATTTCATCAAACCAATGTTCTGGAATTTTAGGGTTTTCACTTACCTCAATAAATGAACCAGCCGCATTCTCATCTTCAGCAAGATAAACTCCTGACTCGATACCTTCGAAATTATGTAGAATTTCATCATCTTTTGGAAGCAATCCAAGTTTTTGTATTCTTGGTATTAACGCATTAAACGTGGCATGATACAATACCGGAGGAATTGGTTTATGTAGTGCTTCTGTTAATAATGATTTTAAAAGTATCATAGCGTAAAAAAGTAATGAATATCTGAGATAGTATCATAGGCAAATATAAATCTAGACCCTTCTCCAAATTCAAAGTCATCTGGATTTCTTGATAAATGAACTCTAAACAACTTGTATTGTTTAGGAATACTATTTTCCATTATCTTATCGATAAATTCTAATTTAGTAAGGGGAGTGCTATTTTCAATTGCCTGTGCCATTTCAGTGGCATCACTAAATAATTGACCGCTATCCAATATAGTTCGACAATCCCCACAAAAAAAATACTTTTCATTAAATCCAGTTTCTTCCGATAATTCATTGCCCGTTTCACTTTCCGGATAAAAAAGAGTGATGGGGCGAATAGGACCAAATTTTGAACTTACCCATCTCTGCCAAATTATACTTTTGCTTTTATCTTCTAATACTTGTTTTTGTGCCTTGGTTGGCTCATTCCCTTCGACAAAAATCTTATTATTCCAAGGAACTTTTACAACTCGCATCCATCCCTTTGCGAATGCTTGTTCACACATTGCGGCGGATGCTTCATCGAAATCAAAACTTTTATCTGTATTCGCATTCTTAAAAACCTGTTTTACTAAAGCATTATTTACCCCGAAAAGCGAGTTGTTATCGGCAACATATAACCCATGCTGTGTATCGTTAGTGTCATATACTGTCCCATCTTTATCCAACCAAATCAAAATTGCATTAATTTGAGTTACATTTTTTAATGTATTTTCAGTTAATAATGATTTAAGTTTAATCATATTATTATAAATATCAAGTCTTTGAAGCTAAATGCGCCTTAATTAAATCTAAATATTCCTCTTTAGTAGTATTGGGATTTTCAAGTTGTTGGTCTTTAACCAAATCCAATAGTTCTTTGAATAAAGGGCCTTGCTTCAATCCCAAATCCATTAAATCTTTCCCCGTCACTGGCAACTTAGCATTTTTTGCTGGAATGGTATTTTTTAACTTTTCTATACGAGAACGTATATTAGGTATTTGGTTTGGCATGGTATGACTTCCCTCGTGCGAAGCATTGTCAGCCTCCATGACATCAAGCATAGTTTCTAAATGGTCTCCTAAATCAACTGAAAATTTTCTAAGTGTTTTGTCCGTGGCGACCTCACCATCATCACCCGCTCGTTTCAATCTCATATGATTAGCAATCCCGACAACTACTGCATCAATAATATCAGTTGGGTATTTTAATCGGGTTAATATATCTTTCGCCATTTCACTTCCAACTTTCTCATGTGCGTAAAAATGAACTTCCCCATCGATGACAGTTTTTGTCTTCGTTTTTCCGATATCATGTAGGAGCGAAGTCAGCCTATTTAATAATTCTGGCTTTGTTTTTTTCATTACCTCAATAGAATGCATCCATACATCAGATTTATGATATTTATTTTGCCCTAGTTTATATGCCGCTTTAAATTCTGGTATTATATAATCCAATAGTCCCACTATCTTTAATAATTTTAATGCCTTTTCTGGTCGAGTAGTAACCAACATTTTATTTAATTCCGATTGAATTCGTTCTGCCGATATATTTTTTAGTTCCCCCGCATTTCTTTTTAATGATTTTATTATGTATAGCGGAATTTCATGTCCATATTTTGCATAAAATCTTACAATTCTCAGTTGTCTAAGCGGGTCATCTTTGAAAGTTTTATCGGGGTCTATTGGAGTTCTTATTATTCCATTTTTTAAATCGTCCATTCCCTTCCCCGTCAAATCTAATATTTCTCCGGTAGATATATTTTTATATAATGAATTGTAGGTTATGTCTCTTCTCTCCGCATCTCCTTTTAATGTAGTCGATTGAACTTCTGGATGTCTAGACCCAACCGTGTATTTTTCAGACCGAGGCATAACCGCCTCAATCTCAAATCCGTTTAAATTTATTCCATTATGCGTTATTCCATTTAAATTAAATTTACTAGTTCCAAATTTTTCAAATGTAACTGGGTTTGAATGTTCTTTATAATTTCCGATTTTTTTCGTAATCCAATTGGAAAATAATATTCCTCCATTTTCTTTATCGATAACTATATCCAAGTCCTTGGCATCCCGGCCTGAAATTTGGTCTCTGACGTATCCTCCACAAGCATAAACGAGTCCATCCCACTCAGTTCCTTTTATAATTTGCTTTATAAAATCTTCGGCGGTTTCTTCTAATTTCCCTTCCAAAAGGATTGATTTCAAACTTATTCTCATATTCTTATAAATATTAAGATTTGGAGGATAAATAAGATTTTATTATATCTAAATATTGTTCTTTACTTGTATTTTGATTTTCAAGTTTTATGTTTACAATCATATTTAATATATAAATACAATCAATAGATGATAAATTATATGGGATATCTGATATTGTGAGTGGAAATGTTACTTTACCGCCTCGCCCAATGTTAAACCTGCGGTCATTATCAATATATACTCCGGCTTCTTTCAATACTCTTTGTATAGGATAGGAAGATAATTTATAAATGCCAAATCCTGATAGGACTAACGCTATAGATTCTGGAGTTATTATTTTATATAAATTACATATTACGTCAATAACCTCGCTTGATAGTTTTATTTTCATCTTTTCCGACTCCTCCGGACACTTCCTTCCTCGGTTCCACGCAGGTCTCCCTTTACTGGATGCTGAAAGATTTCGTTTGTGTTCTTCGGTAAATATACATCCCAACTTTGCTTTGCTTATTTTACGTCCCGCTAATCGAAGTATTTCTGGGTTATTTTTTATAGTAATTGTTCTAGATTTTATGACTTTATCATAAATTTTCTACGGTTCCGGTTAATGATATACCATTTTCGACTGGTTGCCAATTTATTATATTATTGCTATCAACGGCCTTGGCTCCCGCAGATTTGTTAATTGCTAGTGTAATATGTGGTATTTTATTGGTAGAATGGTATCCTTCAACTTTAACGGCAAATGCCTTATCATCTTTTCCAATTGCCACCACTTTTAATGTGACTGGAGTTCCTGTATTATCTACTAATTTCCCAAAAGATATCGTCATGTGATGAGCAATTACAAACCATCCATCAGGTATTTCTGATTTATAGGTTTCCAATAATAAATTTCTAGATTTATCATCTAACAATACTGCCGAATATGTTGGCTTTTTGAGTAATTCTTTTAATTTTATCATAACGTTTCTTCAAATTTTATAACTCTCGTAGAATATATATCGCTCATAATAAAATCAATTGCATCCAACGGCAACCAAACTTTCAATACTGCAACTTTATCTTCTGGAGTATTGTGATATGTTGATGCTATTTGCTTAGAATATTCAGGTCTAAGCGAAAAATAAGTTTTAGACTTAAATCCATTTAATTTTATAGATTTTAAGTTTTTGATGGGAGTTCCGTGATATGCCAAGAGTCTATTATGTTCGACAATTCCTTTATGTCTAGAAATCCAGTCGGCTCTATATTCTTCAGCAGACTCTAATAATGTCATTAATTTAATCATAACTGTTTTATATATTTTATTGGTATAGTGTGGTTTATTATCAATGTATAGGGCGACATATCCGACGGTATTTCCGCATTAAAATCAATTTCTAAAGTCGACCCAATATATTCATGTATTAAATACTCCGAAACCTCTGGTTCATATTCGGCGTTTAATTCCGGTATATTATTTTCCAGTTTAAATCTCGGCAAGTCTATCTCTAAACAAACGTCACCATAAGTTCCATCTTGATATTCTTCTACGTTTACAGTTGTAAATATTCCATATGCGCCTCGGTTATTAATTCCAGTTCCATAACTACCAACCATTTTGCCAGAGGTCTTAATCAATTCTAATTTTTCAGGTGTTGTATAGTGATATACCTTAATTGGGTTATTTTTAAAATCCTTTAGAGTTGACTCTAAAACCCTACTGTAAATAATGTCGACATCAACTTCCAATTCCTGCTCGGCTCTGTCATATATCCACTGATGTATATCTTTTATAACATCGAAAGTTTCATTTTCTTTATTGTGAATTAACCATACCGTATTTTTATCATCCGTTAACTTTACAATTTTTTCCTCGAAATACGTATCATATTGTAAATCAAATCTCTTAATCAATTTTGAAAGTTCTAACTTTAAACATTCATAATCGAAATGGTCTATATATTCTTGCCAATCATCCCATTTATCAGAGTCTTCCGGATACATTTCTTCACGTTCTTGGTCAGTTATTTCGGATATTTTCTTAGGTAATACCAACTTATTTTTAACAACATCACCCGGAGCATTTTCAATTTTTTCCGCTTTTAACATCTTTATTTGTTTTGGAGACATCACGAAACAATCAAATCCTCTATCATTGGGTAATATTGCGCCATCATACCCTTCTCGCTCTAATTCCCAAAGTCCAAGAGAAGAATACTCTCTCCAACCGGCCGGTTTATTAAATGTTATTTCAGCCGTAATTATAATTCCCTTTCCAGCAGCACCAACGTCTCCATTTACAATATTTTCTTTTTTTGAAGTAAACCAAATAAGTCCCTGAACAGATTTTTTTAAACTAAACTTCCTAAACTTTATATTAGTTCCATGATACACCACAAGTTTAGTAGGAGTAACATTTTCCAATAATGACTTTAATTTAATCATATATAGATACGTCTTCTATGTTGATGTCGTATAAATTATTAAATTTAATATAATGTTTCAATGTTCCTTTTGAAAATTCATAAGGAATTCCATTCAAACTTACCCAATGATGAGTCATCACATCAATTACTTCTTCATCTTCACTGCTATAAAATGGTTCATCTGTTTTAATATGTCCGAAATGTTTTTTAAATTGTGGAAATTCCGATATTATTGATGAGACTATACCCTGACAATCACCCAACCTCTGATGGTCTATAAACTCATTCCACGACGAATATCCCTCATATTCATATAATGAGTATTTCACTCTTTCCAACAAATCCGGAATAGGCTGCTCCGTTAATAATGATTTTAATTTAATCATTTTAAATGTGGCTGAATAAAGGTTTTAAAGAATATTTTATTTCTTCCCAAATCAATTTTATGTCCGGCCCCAGTTGTAACTGTTCTTTTATATTCTTTAGACACGGTTTTCCAGTCATTTGTTAATACGGCTCTGACAAAATGTGGAAATTTATGTAAAGATCCAAGATTAAACGCAAAATCAATCAACATCTCCTCCTTGTCCTGTTCTAACTGTGGAATCTGAACTTTAAACATACTCTTAATATCATGATAGACAATCTGTTTAGCAATTCCCAAATCATTAATTAACAACTGTTCAGCTTCCTTGTCGGTTAATCCATTACTATAATTACCACCCCGTCCCCCAATTTTATGTCCATATCCTACAGTTGGAGACCCACCTTCTACTGATGGATATGGATAAAATTTTCCATTTTTATATCCGGTATGATTGTTATTTTCAACTTGCTTCATATAATTAATGAGGGTTGACGAAAAATGTCCTCTAGATTGATGTTGAATATGTGCCGGTGGAACGTCTAATGCCTCAAGCATAATGATTTTATAAGTTAATTTATCAATTTCCATAGTATAAGGTATAAATATATTGATGTCAACCAATTATTTAAATTAAAATAAGTTGATGTTTTGTTGTTTCTTGATATATTTATATATGATAACCATATAACAAATTATGAATGATACATTAAAAAAAGCCCAAAAAAAATATATGAATAAAAAAATGATGGAGGGCTGGCGGCATGTTCGGGTATTTATTCCAGTCGAATTAAAATTTAAATTATTGAAGTTCAAAAATGATATGATGAAAGAATATTATGAGAAATTTAAATCCTAAAACGAGAATTTCAAAGAAAGAGAAGTCGGAAAAGATTTGGTTGGAAAAATATGGAGTTATTAATCCGTTTGCTAATCCAGAAATAATAACTCAATTACAAGAAACCAAATTTAAAAAATATGGGAGTAAATATTACAACAATAGAATAAAGGCCAATGCTACATGTATAGAAAAATATGGGGTGAGTCATCCATCACAAATTCCGTCGGCACTAAAACAAAGAACAAAAACTAGGACTCATAAATTTCTAAATTCAATTTTTAATGGAAATAGATTGGGGAATCTGATTGCACCTCTCTGGACAAGAACTCAGTTTATAACTGTTCAAGAAGAATATCCGTTTCAATGTATTAAATGTAAAACGGTATTTGATGATAATCTCGAAGATGGGAAGATTCCCAAATGCCCTAAATGCTTTAAACAGAACAACATATCAAAGATGGAAATAGAATTTTTAGATATATTAAAAATAACCAGTCGACAGAAATATATAACTCCGTTCAAAGTTGATGGTATACAGAACAATAAAATATATGAATTTCTAGGTGATTATTGGCACGGTAATCCCAATCGATTTAATCATTCTGACATAAATAAAAAGAATAAAAAATCATATGAGGTTTTATATAATAATACAATTTCTAAATTTAAATCATTGTTTGATAGAGGTTATACTATTTATTATATGTGGGAAGCTGATTATATGCAGTGGAAGAAAACTAAGAAACTTCCATTCCCACTTAAAATTTTTAATTCAGATAAACTAATATGATAGATAACGAACAAATACGATGGCCGGGTAGCGGAAGTCTAAATGTAGACTCATTAACCGTATTTGGCTCTTATTCAGGGGATGCTCAATTTCAAAAAGATTGTGCTTCGGCAGCAAAATGGGCGTGTTTTAGACTTGGATACCCGACGGTCGATGTAGAATTGCGGGATTCTCAATTATATCCTGCATTTGAAGAATCGTGTAATACTTACAATGCAAAAGTTAATGAGTATAACATGATAAATAATATGTTAGCCCTTCAAGGACAAAGTAAGTCATCAATGGGAAACTTAGCCGGTAAATTACCAGCCACCACCGGATTGCAACGCCTAACTATACTAGCAAGAGATTATGGAAGTGAAGCTGGTAGTGGTGGTAATATTGACTGGAAGAAATTTAGAGTTCAGGTAAATGCCGGGCAACAAGATTACGATTTACAAGAACTTATAGGAAATGTAGAGAATTGTAATAGAATTGAAATTAAGAAAATATTTCATGATAGACCACCAGCCTTTGCTAGAATATATGATCCGATGTCAATGACTGGAATGAGTTATTCTAATGTATTAACAGAGCTAGGATTTGGAGCATACAGTCCAGCGGTGCAATTCTTAATGACTCCTATATTTGAAGACTTACTTCGTGGCCAAGCAATCCAATTTAACGATTTGGTTAGAAAAAGTGCCTTTTCATTCCAATTAATCAATAATAAACTTCGATTATTTCCAATTCCGACGTTTCATTATGATTGTTGGGTAGAATATACGACCGACCAAGATAAACTAGAAAGTGATGCATTAGTCGGAACTGGGTCTGACATAGCAACCGATTTTGCCGATATCCCATATCAAAACCACAAATACTCAGATATTAATGCGCCGGGGAGACAGTGGATACGAAATTACTTTTTGGCAAACTGTAAAGAAATTCTGGGGAGTATAAGACAAAAATATCAAACCGTTCCGATTCCTGGTTCTGAAGTTGCTATGGATGGTGCTGAATTGAGAAGTGAAGCTGCCCAAGAAAAAACATTACTAATGGACAATCTCAAAGAAATGTTGGAACAAAGTGGTAAATTTGCACAGATGGAGAAAATGGCAGCATTTAACCAACAAATTCAAGATAATTTTAAAAGTGTTCCTATGGTAATTTATTCGGGATAATTTCCCATTCAAATTTAATAGTTCCACAGTCCCAAATTCTATCATATCCATTTAATTTCATATTTTCCCATTCCGAAATGTCTGGGTTAAATGTTTTCAATTTTTTATGTAACTCCGATTTTCTAAAATTAAATCTATACAACCTTTTAGTATGGTCTTTCATATAGAAATAGTTTGGGGAGGACGTTGATAGTTTTTTAAATCCTATCTTCTCATATAAATTTCCAACACTCCATCGCCTATCAGCATATGATATAACTCTTTTTGGCATATATAATTTTACAAAATGAGCGTATAATTTTCCTGCCGCTCCAACCACTGAATAATTCAATTTAGAGCAAAATCTATATAATTCGTAATTATCTTCCAAAGATTTACTTCCCATACATTTTCTAAGTCCTCCGAATGTCATTGTAGATACCAATTCATTATTATAATATAATCCTAATTTAATATTGCTCAAATCCTTACCCTGAATATGATTAATATCAAGAAATACCGAGCACTCTTTACTAGGTATTATCCTAACTTCACATTTTCTAGCATATATTACATTAGTTGATTTGTGTAATAGAGACTTTAACCTGCTTTTAACAATATCTTTTTTAGAATTCCACTCATCCTCAAATATGTGAATTAACTGAATTCCTTTACATGCACATTCGAGGGTTTTATTTAAATGATATTGTTTAGATATACCTCCACTTATTTCACCGTGATAATATAATCCATTAAATTCAATCGCTAAATTTTTAGATGGCATATATATGTCTAACTCTTTTCCATTTAATACTTTTCTATCGTTTATTACTATATCAATAGATAATGATTTGATGAATTCTTGAATTTCGGACTGTGCCAGTGAAGTTGACGGCGGATAACAAGTATAACATCGAGGAATTCTTCCATCTTGTAAATGACTATCAAATTCGTGATTACACAATTTACATTTCCATTTATGTTCTAGTTCAACTCCACAATATTCTTCTTTTGTAAAGAGGGGAACTACTTCTTTATATCTATCATCCGTTAAAAATCTCTCATATAATATTTCTAAATTGCGTTTTATAATTACTGGAGATTGATTTGGATGTTCCGTCCCATATTTCTTTAAATTTGTCTGTTTAATTTGTTCTTTAGTAGACTCCAACTTCAAATTACAATCCACTCCAAAGTGAGATAAATAAGTTTCTTTCTTTTTATTTTTAATTTCCTGTGCTTGAGAAATATTCTTAACCCCATACTTTTCCATTGTTGTTTTTTCTTTTGATTGTTGTGCCGCTCGATTGTGGCAAGTATAAGAACATCTATAAGAAAATCCCTTATTAATATGTATAAATTTACAATCTTTTCCGCAATTAGGGCATATTCCTAAATTCTTATTGTCTATGTTAATATACCGATATAATTTTTCAGGAAATCTGCTTCCTTTAAAATTAACATTGATGAAATCATAGAATTCTCGATTACTCGATTTTATCATTCGACCGAAATTAAATGGATTTTTTTTAATTAAATTGACCAATTCTTCGGGTGTTAATTTCTTACTCATGTTTAGTCGTTAATGTTTCGTTTTCTTTTTTTATTTTTTTAAGAAATGCTTCGGCAAATACAACTCTACAATCACCCATAAGATACAGTTGTTTTTTTCGTTTTTCTACTTCGATAGGATTGGTCGCTTCAACCGCTTCCTTTAGTTTATCTTTCATATATTCAATATCCTTGAATGAGTTTAAATATTCGATTAGCACGTCATATTTGAGATTTACAGTTAACAACTCTTCTGCCCACTCATTCAACTTTAATTTATGTTTGGCACAGTGAGTTTTTAATTTCGTATGTAATTCTTCGGATATTTTCAATGTTTTTATCATATATATAAGTATAATAGAAAAGTAGAAAAGTAGCAACTTATTTTAATTAAATTATTCCTTAATCTCTATCATATTTATATATTATGAATCAATCACGAGAATTTACAATTGGAGAGGAACTTTTAGATTTAGCCAAGAAAATTATAAGTTTGGAGTTGAATGACTCCAATTCTAAGATTGCGGTTCAAATATGGAAACTCGGCAAAGAACTTATAGATTTACAGTATAAACACGAAACAATATGAACACACCACTATTTAAAAAAACTGGTAACAATAAATTTCAGTTATTAACTGAAAATACTACCACTCAACCTAAAACCAATGAAGTAATTCAACTAAGCAATGGATTAAAAAAGATATTCTGTGAAGAAGGTATAACGGAAGTATCTTATAATAGAGTTCAAAATATGGGATTTGGCTTCATAAAAGATATACATAGTGCTAAAGCAGTGGCTCTTGAAGAGTCTCGGATATTAGCCGAAGAATTGGGGTATAGTGATGATGTTGACAATGCTAAATTTATTAAGGAAGATGGAGAAGTATCTGATTATGATAGAGCCAGTGCTGAAAATCCAACATCTCAGCCAGCACCATCCCCCGAAGAACTTACAACCGGTAAAAATGCCGGATGGTCAAGTAAATCAGAAGAAAAACGAGAAGTTCAAATTGGTAATGAGATTTTAAAAATTACTTCTAATTATGGATTAAAAACTTCCAACCACAGTATACCAGAAGAAACAAGTAAAGCCGGATTTGATAGAATTTCTGAATTAGCAAATGAATTAATTCAACTGCACGGAGCAAAATAATCATGGGAAACGGAAGATACTTCAGTCCAAGAGACCAAAGACTAATACGAAGTCTCAACGATGAATTATTAAACGATATAATCCAGACAGAAGTCGTGGTCTACAGAATAGCACCGGATAAAACCTCAACTAACATTTATGGTGAAACGTCTGGAAAAAATAAGAAATCCTATTATAAAGGCATAAAGATAAACGCATATGTTGATAGAGGGGAACTTACTACGGAACCAAATGATTTCATTGACAAGAAACAAGCCACAGTTTTTAAATTCTTATATCATGAGTTTAAAGGTCTGGGAGTGTATTTACAGGAAGGCGACATTATAGATTTCAATTCTCGTATACATCAGATTGATAATGTTGCTGGACAGGAACAGTTGTTGGGCGGAATTCCTGAGAAATCATTTTCAATAATCGTTAACACTCACTATAGCCGCTTGAGTCTAAACGATTTAAATTTTATAGACCAACAATAACCTAATAATTGTTGATTTTATATTGACATATTCTATATTTATATAATATAATATGTCAACTCCCATAAATCTAAATTCGTTAAACCGAGCCTCGGAAATTAGACGTGACACCGATTCTCAAAAGAATTTGTCAATATCACTATACGATATTGATGCGACTATATTAAATCACATCGTTGATAATTTAAAACCAGAGGTAACTCAGGCGGGAGTAATTAAAAAAGCACATTGTTCTTATGGGTCTCCCGAACTCTGGAATGCAATGAAAAAAGACTCCTTCGTTCGTGATTACCAAGGAAAAATTCAACTTCCGGCCATTGTTCTTAAACGAACAACGTCAACTGATGATGAGCAATTAATTCATTTTAATCGATATTTAAATGAAACTGTAATCCGAACTTATTCTGAGAAAAATAAATATACCAAATTCTCGGCTTTACAAGGAAGAAATGTTCCGGTAAATGAAGTATATAATATAACATTTCCAAGCCATATGATGCTGACATACCATGTGGTATTATGGACTGAATATGTAGAACAAATGAATAAATTAGTAGAATTATTTCAGTTCGCCGGTAAAGATTATTGGGGAAATAAAAAAGGATATAAATTTAGGGTTGATGGTATTTCATTTGGTCACACCGTCGAATTACAGTCAGGCGACGATAGAATGATAAAAACTGAATTTGATTTGAATGTGCATGGATATATTCTACCGGAAACTATGATTAAACTAGACACCCAAGAGTCAACTTTTAAAAAAGTAATGACCCCCAAGAAAATCATAATGGGACTTGAAGTAGTTGGAACCGATTATAATTTTGAGACTAAAGGTTCTAATAAAAGTAAGTGGAAAAATCAACAATATCCAAATAAAGATTTGTCCGAGGTTCTCCCATCTGCTCCAATTTCGGTGGTTGATGGGACCGCAACTCTTTCGGGAGCAGGTCAAATAGTATCAACTTTAAATAATATAAAAGTAAACGTTCAATCATCAAATACTCCACAAAGCGGAACTTCAATTCAAAATTATCCGTATCTCAGAATAGTTGGAACTCCGATTGCAATTGATAATCCCGGTCAAGATGGAGATGTGTCGTATGATGACCAATACTTTTATATATTCGCAAGTGGACAGTGGAGACGAGTCGCCATTTCAAATTTTTCATAATATATGATTGCAATATTACAACCATCATTATTTTATTATCGCTCATCACCGCCGACTTCATCCGCATTAATTCCGGTAATGACTAGCAATACATCTCCAAGTGGAATCGCAAGCAGCACTGCAATTGAGTTTCCGGCATTCGAAGCCGCTTGGATGGCGTTTGATAACAATAACTCCACCATTTGGGGAACGAGTGCTTGGCCGGGATGGTTAATGTATCAATTTCCATCCGCCAAGACCGCCACTAGCTATTCCACAACATGTAATGGTGGGGCAACCCTTTCATCTTGGGTATTGGAGGCAACCAACAATACCTCCGGAACATGGACATTATTAGATAGTGAATCATTAGTTAACCCAAATGGAACTTGGACATTTTCAAATTCCACTCCTTATTTGTATTATAGACTAACCATAAGTTATCAAAATAATACTGATTTTTTAACTATAAACTCATTCCAACTTTATGGATATTAACATATGAATAATTTATATAAAAAAGCAAAAGATATTTTTATCCAGCGCAGAACTCCAGATGGGAAGTTTGAGGAACATCCCTTAATAGTCAGTCCAAACTCCGTTATTGCTACGGATGGATGTAATAATCTGATAATGATACCAACTTCAAGTTTCGGAGTTGGTGGGAGTAGTTATTTTTTAAAAAATCAAACCGTAAATTCGGCTGAGACAATTCATACATATGACTCAATTTTTAACCCCGCAAACCTATTAATCGTAAGTTCCAGTATATTTATAATAGAAGCAAGTTCTGATTATTATGTTCTTGGCGATTTAATAAATAGCGGGTCTATGGTCGTTGATGGAACATTAAAAATAGGGGGTTCCTTATTTAATGCCGGGACAATTGTCGGAACCGGAATTATACAATAAAACATTATGCCAACATATATAGAAGTAGAAAAAAATCAGTTTAATCAACTCCCAAATGCATCAGGAGATGGCACGGTAATATTTGCTGTAAGTTCCAGTGGAATGATAGTATTAAAAGATGTTAATGGAAATAACATAAGCTCAGAAGAAACTTCTTCATATTCTATAAGTGCCAGCTATTCTCCAAGTCAGACGCCGGACATAACTGATAATACCGACCTACATTATGTAGGAATTAATAATTTAACACCTTCATATTCTCTAGATGTTACTGGAACTACTCAGACCACCAACCTATATCTTAGCGGAGGAGATTATGCCGGTGCGTATATAAAAACAGCAAATTTAAGCAATTATTTGACGCTGTTAAGCGGAACACCGGGAGACAGCGGCTCCGGATTTACTGCGGTAGGGGATATTTCAATATCCGCAACCCAGGGCGCAGTTCGATTATTCAGTAATTCCGACGAAGGAATAACGGTTGCAAATGACTCTGGAATATTGGTTGGAATTAATAATACCAATCCACAATATACATTGGACGTTAGTGGAAGAATTGCTAATTCAATTGGGGATTTAATTATTCAGGCTGGAATTGATAATGAAACTCCATGGTTGGGAGTTCCGGCTGATTTATATCTGAATGCGGACTGTGGTGGCCACGAGGTTTATATTGGGGATGCTGGTAAAATATATTTAGGCGGAGGAGGCACAATGGTAGATTGTAGTCTAGGCAATATTTATAATATCGGTGCTTACAAGCTTACTGGTGGTGATAGCAACTCGTATGTTGGTTGCAATGGTGGTAATTTTGGTATTGGAATGACTACACCTAATTATACATTAGATGTTACTGGAGATATTAACTTTGCTGGCAACCTTTATAACGGTGGTTCCATCTATGTTCCGACGAATGCGGTTACGGCATCTTATATTACTTCTAGTAATATAGTTGGAACCGTGTTAAGTTCTAGCTATTCAGTAACCTCCAGCTATTTAATAGGATATGTTCCACCAACTCTAGTAACAAGCTCCATTAGTTCTAGCTGGGCATCGTCGAGTATTTCATCGAGCTACTCAGCCACAGCGTCAAATATTAATTTTATTCCTAATTTATCCAATACATCTAGTTATATAACTTCAAGCGGTGTTGTAGGATTGGTATTAAGTTCCAGCTATTCTATTTCAGCATCATATGTTCCAAATTTATATCCAGTTATAGGATATGTTACAACCTCAAGTTTTAATTCATATACGTCAAGTAATGATAGTAAAGTTAATAATTTGATTACTTCTACAAGTTCTTATTTAACTACTTCAAGTATAATTAATAGTTCAATTAGTAGTAGTTGGGCAAGTAGTTCATTAAGTTCTAGTTATGCATTAAGTTCTAGCGCAGCAACGAGCATTACATTTATTCCCAATTTATCAAATACTGCATCCTATGTCACCGGCAGCAATTCTTATATTTCAAATATTACAGTTAACAATATTTCATCACCCCATATAACCGACCTAAACATTTCGGCTGCGACGAATATA